TGTCAGTTCGGATCTGCAGATTCATGCCCCGTCCATATGGATATTCGATTGGCGCTGCAAGCCAGGTTCGGTCTGTGCCCGTCACGGATTTTTGCCGAATTTCATCCAGCATAATTCTTGAGCCTTGCCTTTCCAGCATCGCAAAACCGTCTTCTGGACGCTCATACTGAATGCTAAAGCCAAGCACCTCGGTATAAAACGGCAGGCTCTTTTTAATATCCGAGCATTTAAGCTCAGGCGTCAAAGCTGTTATCAGGCGGTCTTCAGTCATTTTTCTAATCCGTGGGTTACATGCATAAACTTGTTGCTTAAACCATGCGCCAGGCTAGGCGCTGAGTTTACTGTTGTGCGGCGGTATTTCTTGTTCGATCTCGCAAGGCGGCAACACAGACCAAAGCATCTCGAAAGTTTGCTTGAGCCCCTTGGCCAGCATCGCCGAACGCACGAGAAGAATCTGATCGTGGCCGATCATTTGCGCGACCGTCCATCCATAGACCACCTGAAGCGGCAAGAGCGCATAATCAGTCGGGAACATGCGCGTGAAAGCCGCTTCATTATTTTTGTGGCAAATCGAACGATAAGAAAAGCTGCCTTTATGCATGACCGTGCAGTAATCGGCGATTTTAGGCTGCAGCGCGCCGGATGCGTCGCTGTACATAAAGAGCGCTTCCGCATTTTCCTGTCCGCGCAAAGTGACACGGATGTCCTCGAACATCTGCGCGATGACTGTTTCGCCTTCCAGCACCTGCGGTTTGGTTTCCCGCAACGCGACGCCGCGCGCTCCGATGAATTCAATTTTCTCACCGAGAAAAGCCTGCAAGGCGCCTTCGGTTTTTTGCTGCAGATTGGCCGTGGTGCCCAGCTCGAACTGACGGATGGACGTGACGGCCACGCCGGATCCCCTCGCTAGATCGTCCTGTGAGATATTCAGGAGCGCGCGGGCGGCTCGAAGCTGGTCGGGAGTAATACTCATGTATGGGTTCCGTATGGTTAATACATAAAGACTGGCTTATTGATACTAAAAGTCAATATTTTTGTTGATTTCTTCGTTAATTTTTGGCATATATACACCCACACACTTACAGTTTTTTGGTAGCGATCATATTGTGACGGCAGTTATTTATGAGCAATTCCAACGCCATAGTTTCCCTCATATTTGAGGAAATAGCTGAAGAGGAAGATCTCTTTTCCGCCAAAGGAAATGCCCTGCTGGCGAGGCTATACTCCACAATTGATGAAACGCAGGTAAAGATTCTCGAAGGTATCATTCTTTCCCGCGCCGAGCGATTGCGCTGCGGCCCGATCCTTTTGCGTGAAATGTTTATGGATGAATACAAAATTGATGAGCTTCAGGAATTGCCGCGCCATCAATTTGAGGACGCCGTCATGTATCTGGCATCATTTGCCGGAGCGAATTAAAAATCAGTCGACGATGAGGGTGAGCATATCATCGACGCGTTCCTTGATCTCGGCCTTCTGCGAAGATTCACCGCTATTACGGCACTTTTTGTAGGTCTTGCACACGACTTTGGCCAGTGTGGCGGGATCGACCTTATGCCCTTCGCAGCGCTTTTGCGCGTAGGTAAGAATTTCGCGCATCAGAGCTTCATCGACATCGCTCTCGACCAGCTGAGCGTCCGCGTTTTTGACATCATCGACCAGAACAGCGACCCTGACTTTGTAAAATTTCGCCAGTTTTTCGAGCCAGGAGAGGCTGACATTGCGGGTTCCTTTTTCAAAACGCTGAATGGTCTGCGGCGTCACCTTGTGCGCCGTGGCGACTTCCTCCTGCGTGAAGCCCGCTAATTCTCGTACGATTTTCAATCTGTTCATGCCCATCACCCTATCCAATCTGGATTAAGCATCCTATCCAAACTGGATGGTTAATGCAAATACTTTCGTTAATATATCCAAATAGGCATTTTTAGGCTTGATCGAACATATCCTAATGGGATATGTGATTGTCTATGAAACTGGCCGCTTACCTCACCGAGAAAAACATCTCCCACGCGGAATTCGCGCGGATGCTCGGCATGGACAGCACCAGCGCTGCTTTGAATGTTTCGCGTTATGCGCGCGGCCTCCGCCGTCCACGTCCCGCCATCGCCGACAAAATCGTCGCCGTCACCAAGGGACGCGTGAAGCACAAGGATCTCTACAGCGCGGAGATCCTCGCATGACTTTGTTCGTCGGCATTGATCCTGGCCTATCAGGCGCTCTCGCTTTTCGCTCCGGCGACGAGCTGAAAACTTTTTCCATGCCGACGCTGACAATCACGAAGAGCAAAGGCACGCGCCGCGTTCTCGATCTGACGGCACTCACCAACATCATCGATGACCAGACAAAAAACCAATCCCGCGTGCGCGTCTTTATCGAACGCGTCTCCGCCATGCCGAAACAGGGCGTCGCCAGCATGTTTGCGTTCGGCGAAGCCTATGGTGCGATCAAAGGCATCGTCGCCGCACACTTTCTGCCCGTGACGCTTGTCACGCCGGTGACATGGAAAGCAAAACTCAAAGTTTCCAAAAACAAGGATGATGCCCGCTATCGTGCCAGCCAGCTGATGCCGCGTTTCGCGCATCTCTGGTCGCGTCATAAGGATGACGGCGTGGCAGAAGCGGCGCTCATCGCCTATTACGGGCAGAATTTCGGGGATGCGTCATGATCCTCAGAAATTACCAACCCGCCGCCCTTGATGAGATGGACATCCCCTCCATCGCCACATTGCAGGCGGCTGAGATTGCCGACCTGATCGAGCTGCTCGACAAGGACGCGCTGCTTCTCAAATTACGCAAAGATAAACTTGCCTGCGCCCTCAACCGCAAATATGGCGAGGCCGCGCATCGTATGCGCATGGCGGCCGGCAAGGATACGGGCACCGTGCATATTGAGGATGCCGGTTTTGATGTCGCCGCCGATGTCGGCAAGAGCGTCAAATGGGATCAGAGCAAGCTGATCACAGCCTTGGATTCCCTGCCGCAAGAGACGGCCAAACATTACGCCAAGGCCGAATTCAAGGTGGATGAGCGCAAATATGCTGCCGCCCCTCCCGATATCCAGAAAATCCTGGAGCCTGCGCGCGCTGTCGTGCCTGGACGCGAAACCTACACCCTCACACCCAAAGACAAGGCTTAACATGACTTTTCAGATCATCACCGCCGATCAGAGGCTGTCCGAAAAACGCGGCATCAAGGGCTGCATTTTCGGTCGCTGGAAAATCGGCAAAACCAGTCTGCTCTGGACGCTTGATGCGGACAAAACCTTGTTCATCGATCTTGAAGCCGGTGATCTTGCCGTCGAAGGCTGGGCGGGCGACACCATCCGTCCGCGCACATGGCAGGAATGCCGTGACTTTGCCGCTTATATCGGCGGCCCCAATCCGGCGCTCCGCGAAAACCAGCCTTATAGCCAGGCGCATTATGACCATGTGTGCAGCCAGTTCGGCGACGCTGCGGGCCTCGATAAATACGATACGATTTTTGTCGACAGCATCACGGTTGCCGCACGCCTCTGTTTCCAATGGTGCACAGGACAGCCCGAAGCCATCAGTGAAAAAACCGGCAAGCCCGACACGCGTGGCGCCTACGGTCTTTTAGGCCGCGAGATGATCGGCTGGCTCACACATCTGCAGCACGCACGCGGCAAGAACGTCTGGTTCGTCGGAATCCTCGATGAAAAGACGGACGATTTCAACCGCCGCATCTATATGCCGCAGATCGACGGCAGCAAAACAGGTCTTGAGCTGCCTGGCATCGTCGATCAGGTCGTGACCATGGCCGAGATCAAGAATGATGACGGCACGGCCTACCGCGCCTTTGTTTGCCAGACCATCAATCCTTGGGGCTTTCCGGCAGGCGACCGCAGTGGACGCCTTGCCATGATCGAAGAGCCGCATCTGGGGCGGCTCATGGAAAAAATCAGGCAGCCGCTCACTAAAACAGCGCAGGAGCGTCTGGACTTTTCAACGCCGCAGCCTGCCGAAACCCCCACGACAAACAGCCAACCAGCACAGGAGTAAGTGAACATGAACGGAATGGATTTTAACGACGCCGGACAACAGCAGGCTGGCGAACTGATACCGGCAGGCACCATCGCCAAGGTGGTCATCACCATTCGCCCCGGCAGCGCCGGTCAAGGCGGCTGGCTCACGCGCAGCAACACCAGCGATGTCGAGTATCTCAATTGCGAATTCACGGTTCTCGAAGGCTCGTTTGCGCGCCGCAAATTCTGGCAGAACATGACTGTCTCCGGCGGCAAGGTCGATGAACGCGGTCAGTCCAAGGCATGGGGCATCACGAAAGCATCACTGCGTGCCATGCTCGATAGCGCCTATGGCCTTGATCCCGATGATGACAGCCCAGCGTCAAAACAAAAACGCATCACCCAGGATTGGGGCGCCTTCAACGGGCTGCAATTCGTCGCCAAGATCGGCATCGAAAAAGGCAAAGACAATTATGCCGATAAAAACCGTCTGCAGTTTGTCCTGACGCGCAAAAATCCCGACTATGCCGCCGTCATGTTCGGCACGCAGACGGGATATGCGCCGCCACAAAATCAGGCGCCGACCCAGCAGCCCCAACAACAGCAAACACCTCAACAGCAAGGAACGCCGAACGGCGGTGTCCCCACCTGGGCACGCTAAAGACCCTTCCTTTTTTTTCAATTCCCGCCTGTTTGAGAGTGTCCGATGCTGCTGCGGCCACGCCAGAAGATTTTTGTCGAAAATTGCGTCGCTGCGTTAAAGCAGCGGAGCAATACGCTTGGCGTTGCCCCGACAGGTGCTGGCAAAACCATCATGCTGTCGGCAGCAACCGGCGACATCCTGCGGGAGACTGGCGGCAAAGCTGCCATCCTTGCCCACCGCGATGAGCTGACCGCGCAAAATGTCACGAAATTCGCGCGCGTCAATCCTGGCCTCAACACCTCGATCTATGACGCCAACTGCAAATCATGGAACGGGCGCGCGGTCTTTGCGATGGTGCCGACGCTGGCGCGTCCCGATAATCTCTCTTATATGCCGCCCGTCGATCTGCTGGTTATCGACGAAGCGCATCATGCGGCCGCGACCAGCTATTTGCGTATCATCGAGGCAGCGAAGGAAAAGAACCCGAAGCTGATGCTTTTTGGCCTGACCGCCACGCCCAATCGCGGTGACCAGAAAGCCCTGCGGCCTATCTTTGACAATGTCGGTGACCAGATCCGGCTTGCCGAGCTGATCAAATCCGGCCATCTCGTGCCGCCACGCACTTTTGTCGTCGATGTCGGCGTTCAGGACGATCTCAAGAAAGTGCGTAAGACCGCGATTGATTTCGACATGAACGAAGTCGAGCAGATCATGAACCGGCCTGTCGTCACGGATTCGGTCGTCAACCATTGGGCGGAGAAAGCCAGCGACAGAAAGACGGTTGTCTTTTGTTCGACCGTCGCCCATGCCGAAAATGTCAGGCAGGCATTTCAAAATCGCGGCGTTGAAGCCGTTCTTGTTCATGGCGATATGGGCCATAGCGACCGCCGCCTTGCTTTGGCAAGGTTCCAGCAAGGCAGCGCCCGCGTCATTGTCAATGTGGCCGTGCTGACCGAAGGCTGGGATTATCCGCCAACTTCCTGCGTTCTTTTGCTGCGCCCCAGCTCCTATCGTTCGACCATGATCCAGATGGTCGGCCGCGGCCTGCGCACGGTCGATCCCAAAGAACATCCTGGCGTCATCAAAACCGACTGCATCGTGCTCGACTTCGGCACATCGACGCTGATGCATGGCAGTCTGGAGCAAGATATCAATCTGGATGGCAGAAACTTTCATGGTGAAGCGCCTACGAAAGAATGCCCCGGATGCTACGCGACGGTTCCGCTTGCGGTTCATGAATGCGCTTTGTGTGGCCATGAATTCATCTCCGATATCGAAATTGGCGAATTCGTTACTAGCGAAGCACCACTGCCGCTTGAAAATTTCTCGCTGACGGAAATCGACCTTCTAAAACGTAGCAGTTTCCGCTGGCTCGACCTTTTTGACGATGACGCGGCTTTGATGGCGTCGGGCTTTTCGGCATGGGCCGCGATTTTCTTCCTTGGCGATTACTGGCATGCCATCGGCGGCATCGGGCGCGATGTGCAAATTCTCGGCACCGGCGAACGCACCGTCATGATGGCGGTTGCCGACGATTTCCTCAACGAGCATGAGACAAGCGAAAGCGCCCATAAGACCCGCCGCTGGATGAATGAACCCGCCAGCGAAAAGCAGCTCGCCCTGCTTGGTGAGGCCGCACGCATCGATTTCAGCATGACGAAATACCGTGCGTCTTGCCTGCTTAATTTCCGTTTCAACAAAGGCCGCATCCGTCAACTCGTCGAGCAAGCCATCCATCAAAGGAAGGTGGCGTGATGACCAGACGCATTGTTTTCTTTTCAGGCGGTGTCGGCTCCTGGGCGGCGGCAAAACGTGTCGTTGAGAAATTCGGTACGGCCGATACGACGCTTCTTTTCACCGATACCTGCATGGAAGATGAGGATCTCTACCGCTTTATCATCGAGGCGGCTTTTAATGTCGGCGCGCCTCTGGTGCGGATCGCAGATGGTCGAACGCCTTGGGATGTCTTTTTCGATAAACGGTTCCTTGGCAACAGCCGCGTCGATCCCTGCAGTGAAATCCTCAAAAGGAAACTCGCCGACGCATGGCTCACGGATAATTGCGATCCTGCCGACACGGTCTGTTATGTCGGCATCGACTGGACGGAGCAGCACCGTATCGAGCGTCTGGCGCCGCGCAAGCTGCCCTGGATTTATGAGGCGTCGATGTGCGAGCCGCCTTATCTCGATAAAAAAGCCATACTCGCCTGGCTTAAAAAGGAAGGCATCAAACCGCCGCGGCTTTATGACATGGGCTTTGCCCATAATAATTGCGGCGGCTTTTGCATCAAGGCGGGGCAAGGGCATTTCGCTAATCTGCTCCGGACCATGCCGGAGCGGTACGCCTTCCATGAGGATCAGGAACAGCAGCTCCGCCATCACCTCGGCAAAGACGTTTCCATCCTGAAAGATGGTCTGACGCTCAGGGATCTGCGCGCAAAAATTCAGAGCCAGGGCCAGATCGATCTTTTCGAGATCGGCGGTTGCGGCTGCTTCACCGATCAAGAGGAGGCCGCGTGACATGGTGCGCCATTTGCCTTCGCAAGGAACGCGGCTTCGGCTTTTCTCCCCATCTCATCGGTTACGACACACGGCCGAACGAAAAGTTCTGCAGCCTGCGCTGCCTGAATTTCTATGCGGCTCTTTTCAGGAAAGGAAACGGCATGGTCGATATGACTGATTTTGAACGCGCCGCCATACAGTCATGCCTCGCACCTCTTGGCGAATGCGTGGCCGAGATCGGCATGGATAAGCCGCTGTCAGCCTACAGCAAGGAACAGGTGCTCACGCTGATCGAGGTCATTGTCACCGCCTATCAGGACGCCATGCGTAAAGGCAGTCCGGAGGTGCCGTTTTGATGCTCGACTTCAATCATGGCTCTGATCGTCCAACTCAGGATCCGTATGCGCAGCCTGCTGCTATGCGTATCAATGAGCTGATCGATGCCGCCCTCATTGCCGAACGCCAGCAACAAACGCGCCGTGAATATCTCGGCGCCTCCATGCTTGGCGATCCTTGTTCCCGCCGCATCCAGTATGAATTTGCCTGTGCGCCAAAGGATCCCGACAAGGATTTTAACGGGCAAGCCTTACGCATCTTTGCGGCCGGTCACCAGTTTGAGGCTTTATCGATCAAATGGCTGCGCGCGGCAGGCTTTGATCTCAAAACCGAAAAAGCGGATGGCAGGCAATTCGGTTTTTCGGTCGCCAAGGGACGGATCAAAGGCCATATCGACGGCGTCATTATCGGCGCCCCGTCATGGTTTGCCACCCCATCGCTTTGGGAACATAAGGCTCTCAAAGATAAAAGCTGGCAGGATGTGGTCAAGCGCGGGCTTGCGATTTCCAAACCGCTTTATGCGGCGCAACTCGCTCTCTACCAGGGCTATATGCCCGATCTTTCGCAAAATCCGGCTCTCTTCACCGCGCTCAACAAAGATACGCAGGAACTTTATCACGAGTTAGTGCCGTTCGATGCGTCGCTGGCGCAAAGCACAAGCGACAAAGCCGTCACCATCCTCCAAGCCACCGATGCCGGA